GGGCGTGTGCCGGGTCTTCCTTAATGCGTCGCTCGGAGATATCGACCGCGTACCTATCGACGCGTTCCTGGGCCTCTGGCGTTCGCTGTAGCGTCTTTGGCGCGGGTGACAGCATATGATCGGCAGCGTCACCCGGAAACCATTTCCACCACCATCTGGCCGCCTCGATCATATCCTCCGGCAGTTCGACCGCTTTTGCGGATCGGTAGGGTTGATATCCGCGGCCCGGAAACAGCAGCATTCGGCCAATCAACCCGTCGGACACGTTGCCCCAGGTGATGTGCTCCCAAAACGCGTCCGGCGTCGATGTCGCGTAGATCGACAGGTTGGGTTGGTCGATGTCCGCATTGTTCTTTTTGTCGTTGTAGGACGCCACGTTGGTTAGCTCGCCGGATGACGTGAACAGCTTGAGTAGCGTCGGCACCAAGTTGGCCATGTGGGTTGCGTTCGGGTTTGCCGCCGCGCGAAACAGGTAGCCCGCCTCGTCGAGAAGCATCAACTGAATCGATGAATCCTTGAGCGCCGACGCTACGGCGGCCGCTGAATTGATGGTTTCCGGCCCGCATAGCCGAGGCTCGACCGCTTTAAGCAGACGCGACACAACGCGTCTGGCAGCGTCCTTTCCGGCCCCGGTAAGCTCGACGCCCACTAGGTAGATGTTCGACCGCGTACGCTGTTCGTCGGTGATCTTGTGGCCGCACAACGTCGCGACGCATCCGATAGCGGCCGCTAGTGCCAACTCCGGCTGTGGGTACAGACTGACGGCCAACGTATGCTCGACGATCTGCCCGAGCAGCCCTGGTGGCGTCAGGCAGTCTGGCGGGAACTCGGCAAGCTTTGGCGCGGGCGGTTCGCTCACAAGCTGGATTGGCTCAGCCTCAGTCTGTGGTGGTCCGCCTGCCATCAACCGTTCCGCAATCGCGGCCCAATGCGGGTCGGACTCCTCAACGCCCCATTCCTGCGGCGTAGGACGTCCCAACGCGTTGCTCAGCGCCTGCCAGTCGGTCATGCCGCAACTGCTGTGAAAGCAACACCCGCCCATCCGGCCGCTCGGCTCTTGGGTGATGCAGCAATCCCTCGATGCGTTTTTCGTCGAATGGCTGGCAATTCCCGGACATTCCACGAACCACTTCTTCGTGCCGTCCGCAGCGTGATCCACTTCGAGCAGCGTAGCGCCAACGCGATCAAGCCAACGCCGTACATCGAGTTGGCCGCCTGTTCGAGGGTGATCGACGATCGGCCTAGCTTGCGGCTTGGCAGGTGTTGCCAACCTGACAAGCTCCGCAACGATCTCATCGGACAGTACCGCCAACGGACAATCCGCTGGCGATATCACCCACTCACGCCCGCCGGATGGCGGGAACACGGACTGCGCCGCCTTCTCGCCGATGCCCCTGATCTCTATAGGCCCCGCCATCACCTTGGCCTTTGACGCCAAACTGCCCCAGCCGTCCCGCCATTCGAATAGCCGATGCAGCCCACGAGCCGATCGGTAGGTTGGCGTCTGCGGCACATTGCCGCCAAACAATCGCTGGATAGCCTGCTCGGCCGCGTCGCTGTCCGCATCTAGGTCGATTAGTCCAGACGCTCGCAGCAGAACGCCGATGCCGTCGGTCTGCGTGTCGTCAATCATCGCCATCGCTTCACCCGCATCGCTAGTCGCCTTGCTGGGCCAGCCTACGCCGCCGCATGGGGCTTTGCCCTTGGTGGGGATGATCTTCCAGCCGTAGCCGCAGTATTCGACGGCGGCGTTGTGTAGGTCGTTCATGTTTGATCCTCTTACTGCTTGCGACTTCGACCGCCAAATTGTCCGACGTATCGAGCAACTTGGGACGTCGAGAACCCATAATGCTCTGCCGCTTTGTAGTTCGCTAGGCCAGGTGACACGCCTTGACGAATCATTTTCCTAGCGAACATCACCGCCGCGTAAAGCTTTTTGTCTGGGATGAAATCCATCCTGTATTTTCTTTTTCCGTCACCTTGATTTTTCATTACCACACCTCATTCTCTTCAAATAATCCATCCGCCTTATCCAAGCACGCCAAGCACAGCACAACCGGCTTCCCGTCCTCTGTATCGCAGACGTCAAGCTCGATCCCGCTGTCGCGATGCTCGCCGCATTCGCAGGTCGCGCAGCCGTTGTTGACGGTCGCGGTTCCACGGTTCGAGCCGCGTGAATTGGTCGAACCACTTGATTGCCTCTTTCGCGTAAATCTGCCTGTTGACATATCGCACTGTCCACGCCCTCCAACTCTCCAAAAAATTTGGACACTTCGAACAGTTAAAACGGCACCTCGTCATACGCCCCGAACTCCGCACCTTCGATCGGCTCAGCCGCCTTCGCATCGAGCCTACCAATCCAATCCGCCTCAGCCGGTTTCGGCCCCAGCATGTAGTTGACGATCCGCCAAAATCGCCCTTCTTGCACAGCCTTGATTGCCGAGCAATCAGCCAGCCCGCCGGCGTTCGCAATGGCCAACGCGTTGTCGATGCCAACGGGGTTTGGATGCTCGCAACGCTTGCCCCACCAGGTCTTCGCCTTCGAGCCATAAAACCCGTCCCGCCAGTCGTATTCGCCAATCCCGACATACTCGCTGACGACTTGCGGCATCTCCGCACCGTCTTCGGTAACTTCGTAATCGACACGCAAGCTAACGCTGCCGTCTTTCTTTTTCGTGTGCTTGCTGTAGCGGATGCTGACAACGCTAAACAACGTCGGCTTAACCTGATCGACCAACGCGGGCGCATCATCCGCCGATGCGTCATGCCGAGCCTTTGGGATCGTGTCTTCAGCAAATTCGTGCCCACATTCCTCACAGACTTTGGCCGCTAGTGGCGCTGGAGCCTTGCATTCCGGGCACTTTTTTTCCGGTGCGGCATGACTGCCGCTTTTCGTTTTCGACACGCCATAATCGTCCGCGTCTAGCGGCCCATGACGCCGCAAGTTTTGTCCGAAGTCGAGGATCAAGCAATCCTGTTTGCCATCGAACAGCCTTAGCCCGCGGCCGCACATCTGCGCGAACAATCCAGGCGAGCACGTAGCCCGTAGCACCGCGACACAATCGACGCCGCGAGCGTTGAACCCGGTGGTTAGCACGTCGCAATTGGCGATCCAGCGCAGCTTGCGACATTTGAACCGCTCAATCGTTTCGGCTCGTTCGAGCGGCATTGTTTCGCCAGTGACAACGCCCACGTCATCGCCGGTAAGCTTTGCGATCTTGGCCGCCACCTTCTTTGTGTGCGACACGCCAGCACAAAAAACCATGACCGACTTCCGTCCAGTCGTCTTGGCGACAAGCTCTTGGACGGCCGATTGCGTCACGCCTTCGACATCGAAAGCCGCTTCCATGTCCCGCTGGACAAACTCGCCACGCTGAACGCGGATCGAGTCCGTCTCGATTTCTTCGCGGGCCCGGCAACTGACAATTGGCGACAAGTAGCCGTCCGCGATTAGCTTTGAAAGCTTGGCGTTATACGACACGCCGCCAAATATCTCGTCCTTGCCGTACACCGCTCCTGTCGACGTGCGATAGGGCGTTGCCGTCAGCCCGACGAGTCGCAAGTTAGGATTGCATTGGCCGAGGGCTTCCAGGAATCGACGGTAGCCGCTCGTTTCATCCGGTCCAACAAGATGCGCCTCGTCAACGATGACTAGCGAACGCGAGCCGAATTCGGATGCTCGATTGACAACCGATTGAATGCCAGCAAACACCACAGCGTGGTCTGTGTCGCGTTGCTTTAGGCCAGCCGAGTAGATGCCGACGTCCATTCCGGGAACGAGCGTACGTAGCTCTGACGCGTTCTGCTCGAGTAACTCCTTTCGATGCGCCAAGACGATGACACGCCGGTTTAGTTCGACCACTCGGCGTGCCAGTTCGGCAATCACGATTGATTTGCCGCTGCCAGTTGGCAGGACAATTACGGGCGCGGTTTTCGCGTTCTTCAGCCATCGCCACGTATGCTCGATGGCTTCGTATTGGTAGTCGCGGAGTTTCATATTTGACAACCTTAAAACAACACCGACTGGCCAAGTCGCTTGGCTGCCATCTCGCAATACCTTTCGTCGACTTCGATTCCTATGGCTTTGCAGCCACTATCCATTGCGGCGCGTAAAGTCGTTCCGCTTCCCATGAATGGATCCAACACAGTGACGCCCTCCGGAACGATCGCCATCACCCACTTCATCACAGCCTCCGGCTTTTGGGCGATGTGCTGCTTGTCGTCACCAGATGGAGGCGAGCACTCAAACACTCCAGGAGGGTATGCGTCGCGTTCCGGCATCGGTCCGTTGCTGCCCCAGATGACATACTCGCAGGCGTTGCTGAACCGTCCGGGCGTTGGCCTGCCAAATTTCTTCGACCAGACTGCGACGCCTCTCCACGTCCAGCCACCTGCCTGCACGGCATCGCTCATCGTTGGCAACTGTCGCCAATCAATAAAACACGCGATAGGCGCACCGGGTAGGCTAGCGTTTTTGGCGGCCGACATCCACAACGCACACCATGCCAAAAACGATCGCTGGTCGCGATTGTCTCCCGCGAAATCTGGCCTGTAAGCTTGCGTCTGCGTTTGGACGTATTTTTCAGCGACTCCCTTAGTTCGATCGCCTCGAAACGCTCTGCCGCTGCTGTATGGTGGATCCGTGATTATCGCACCAATGCCTTGCAAGTGATGTAGCACGGTAAAACAGTCGCCGTGATAAATTTTGCATCGCTCGTTCTCAAAATACGGATCCAGTTTTCTATGTTCATTCACGTTCCACGCTCCTCGCCAATAGCCCGTAAAAGTTCGAACACCATCGCCGCCAACGTCCCGGTCGTTCCGGTCCAGCAGTTGGCCGGACCGTAACGCAATACCGCCTCACGCATCTCCGCCAAGCGTTCGGCGGAGATTGGTTCGTTTTTATATTCGCCGCCAATTTGCAGACGAATGTCGCACATCTTGCAACGCGCCCCATTTTTTGTTGACGACAACGGCAGAACTTCAACGTTGCCACAGTGTAGGCACATTACACGACATAGCGCCGGTTTCATCTTTGTCACGCTCGCTTCCCTCCGTGCCGATACGGCCGCGTCGCGTTGTAGGCGAGCTTTTCGCGGATTGTGGCCCACAGGTCGTGATTGTGTTGCGCAGCTAACCCAAAACAATCTCCCACTAAGTTGACGAAATGAAACTTCTGAATGTCTCCATGAATAAACAATACATTTCTCGATACGCTTTGAAAAACAGGCTGCGAAACTGGCTCGTCACACTCAATCCGATGCGCTCCAGCCGCGTCCGCAATGCGAATCAGCAAATCCGCCAACTCGACAAAAAAGCCTTCCGGCTTCGGCAGCTTGCCCGACAACACGGCCTGCGGATCGGCGTACCAAGTCGCCATGCGTCCCGCCCGATATTCTTCCCACGCCTCACTGACTTCGGCGTGGAAATTGTTGATGATGTCTTCCAAATGCCGATTGGCGATGCCGTCATCCCACCAGCCCTTTTCGAGTGCCATTCCGTGGGCTACGCGGACGAGTGATTGCCAGTTGTCGACCTTTGCAATGTCTTCCGATGTCATGTATTAGCCTCCTTAATAATCTGTTCTAGCCTGTCCAATACCGCCGTCTGACACTCGACATTCAAACTTTGGAACCTAACTCCTGCGGCAGCGAAAATGCTTTCCGCCTGATGCACCAGGCTCGGCCTCCATGGGTGATGTCCGCCCTTTCCGCACAGCGGACAATCTAGGCACACCTCGCCACGTTTCAGCGTCGCTTGACCGACGCATTCATGCGTCGTGTCATTGCGGTCGCAATAGCGTTTGTGCAACGCCATGGCTTCGTGGAACAACTGTTGATCCTGCATCGTCTGATCCTCCCAAAAAAAATCCCATCCGCCGGCCTATCCAGGCGCCTTATCGGTGGCACACGCCATACTACGCCCCGAGCCGCTTACGCCAACGCTCGCGGCCGGCGGACGGGGTGATTTACTTTTCCAGCGTCTTGATCGCTCGATCCAGATACCACGCCGCCTTCCGCAGGTCTTCCACGCCGTCGCCTTTGCGGCCAGCCCGGTAGATGTATTTCATCGCGTTGCCACGGCAATGGGCAATGAATCCATCATCGCCAAGGGCCGCCTCGATCGCGTCGATACACTCGACCTTGCCTTGATAGTGATCAGGATGGTTGACCGGATCACTTTTTGGCTTGTCGTCCTGCCATTCGGCAAGCGGTTGAAACTTCAATGTGTGTTTTAATGCCTTTGCAATAAAATTTGTGGATTGAATTGCGTCTTCTTGACGTGGAAACAGCCTGCTGTACGTATCTGTTTGGCTGTCCCAAATTCGCCGTCCTCGCACCTGATACCGTTCCGCCATCGCGTTAGCCTCCTGTTTAGTCACCGACAACAACTCAAATGATGCGTCCCGGATTCGAACCGGGTTTGCTAGCTGTTCGCGGCATCGTACCTAGCTGTGCCGCCCTAGCGTGTTCCCACCACGCCGCCGCATCAAATCGCCCTGCGTCTCTCCGCTGGGCAGTACGTCACGACTGTCGTTGCCCCTCCGTCGTTCGTAGGGTTAGCCTCCGATCGCATCGGCATTCATGCAGCCTTCTCCGTTTTTTTAGAGTCTCTGAAAGGCTTAAACGTCAGACTCTACACCCATGATTTGTCGCCGTCTCTCCGGCGTGTCACCGACTCCGTGCTACGCATGTACGGTTCTGCGAGTTGCTGTCACGGCCCAGTCGTGCATCAGTCACTAGCCTCCTGCACGCTCCCGCTTCTTCAAGCCGCTTTGGGCGGCTAACACTAGTGCGGAACTCCCTCGTGGCTCACATCCCAAACGGATCGACACCATCACCGCCAGCCGCTTCGACGTACACGGCGGGAACGTCCTTGCTGGCGTCGTGCCATTTCTTGACGTTATTGCGCAACTCGCCGGCATTGTCTGGCTTGATCGCGATAGTTGCCACGCATTCGCGGTCAATCAAATCGCTCGGACTCCTGGCTTGCGTGATGCCACACGCTAGGCAGATGGCCTTAAGCTGTTGCTTTGCGATTTCCCGCACCCGCGCCTCGGCGTGTTGCAGGTTGAGATTTTCGTAGTGCCGCTTCCCCTCGTATTCACTCGGCTCAGCCACGGTCAACGTAAGTGCCAGCATGTTCGGACCGGCCTTCGATGCTCGCGTTTCCGCTTTGCTGATACGCATCCGGTAGATGCCAGCCGGCAGCAGCGACGATTTGACCTTGGCGGTGTCAAATCCACCTTCCCCGAACACTTCAGCAAACATCGCCTCGCCGCTATCCGTCGTCTTTTCGTCCTCGATCCAATCCGCTTCTGACATTGCATTCGCTCCTTAGAAAGTTTCAGCCTCAGATTCCGTCTTCAATTGTGCCGGCTTGTCATTGTCCGGTTCCGGCTCCGGTTCGGCGGGCGGCGGAGTGTATCCGCTACCCGGCCAGAATTTTTGATACGCCGCCCATTCAAGCGGTAAGTCGGTCGTGATGCCGAGACGGTTTTTCGCCGCGATGGCTGGCGTCCCAACCGTGCGTACGCGTCGCCGCGTTCCGCCTTTGCCGAGTACCCGCTTACCTTGCTTCTTGTCGATCTCGATTTCTTCAACCGACACATCCGTGCAAGCAAAAAACATCTCATCACACCACTCACGCACAGCGGCCGCCGCCTTGTCTTGCAGGTCAAGCTGCCATTGGGTATACGATTGCCGCTCGGGATCGTCGATGCGTTGGCTTTTCGCGTGCCCCAACAAAACGATCGTCCAGCCGTGTTTGGCCTGCATGGTCGCGAAATAATCAAGCATCTTGCTGATCCGCGCCGCCGCCATGTTGTTGCCAGCACCATACCCGCCACCGGCTTTGTGCAACTCGTGTTCCTTGACGTCGTTCTCGGTGCATAGCTTTCGATGAAGAAGCTTCTCCGCCCAATCGATCGAATCAAGGACGATTGTTTTCCACGGCCCGCCATCGCGGATTAATTCTTGCACTGTCGATGCCAGCGTTGTCCACTCGGTAATCTGCTTCGTTCGAGCAACGTCCAAATCATTGCAGCCGCCCTCGATGTCGATAAACAACGGGTCGGGTGCTTTGCTCGCCCAAGTCGTCTTGCCGACGCCTGGCGGCCCGTAGAGCAGAACACGCCTTGGGCGTGGCTGTTTGCCGCGTATTACTTCGATTGGCATTGGTCACTGGCTCCGCTTTGTTTTGATGTACTTCTTTTTTTGATGTCTTCCGTCCAAAACGCAATCGCTTCAG